AACATATTTTTAAACTTAGAAAGCCTCGTGCCACCTAAATTAAAACACATGTTTACTAACACGTGTTGTATGTTTTCGGGTAAGTTATAAAATGCTTCTTCAGTACCAAATATATGTATAGCTTCTGCTAAATGCTTATTAAAGTCATCTTCATAATACATATCTACCACTTCTTGTGATACTTTTGTACCTACTTTCCAATCATATTCTGGGTCTCCTGGTTGGCATAAATGCCCTATACCAAGCGTTTTAAACCCTAAACTGTCTTCATATATCTCTAAAACTTCACCTTCATGGCGTTTAATTTCAGCTTTGCACTTTTCAATATCCATTTTATTCTTTTTCTATTTTAACGTTAGGCTTTATTTTGTCTTCTTTTAGCACAGCTTGTAGCTCTTCAGTTACCTTTGCATTTGCAGCTTGGGCTAACTTAACGCTCATTGCCAATTCATTAAGATTTTGTTGGCCTTTGAAAAGGACATTAAGACATTCTACTGCTCTAGGCGTTAGATCTGCTATGTCGTATTCTTTTCCGTCAAAATTAATAGTTTTTAGTTCATTTCCATTTTCCATATAATACTCCTTATTAAATTATGGTTTGTTTAGTATATCCTTAAGAAAAAAGCCTGTCTACGCCACTCATACCTATGATAAGTATGTAAAGACCCATAATATACTTAGTATACTTTGAATCCATAG